GGTTGTGTCAGTGGGCTTGGACATTGCTGCGTCTCCTGATGGACGATGCCGCTGGGCGGCAGATTGATGTGCTGCTGGCGCCGGCCGTGCCGGACGCGCGCGTTGATGCGTTTCATGCTGTGTTGGCTTCTCGCTTTTCGGCGGTGGTCGGGAAGTTGATCTCGAACTCCCGCAGCAGACGCTTTAGCTGCTTGTCGGAGATCTTCATCAGCCGAACCACCTGATATCTGGTCATGCAGAGGTTGCGGTAGGCGATGATCTGATCCGCTTTGTCCCTGTCGGCCGCCGGGTCGCTGAGCTTCTTGCCCAGGTTGCCCTTGCCGCGCCTTGGATCTCGCTTGAATTTGAATTGGCCGTCCAAGGCGTAACGGCTCAGGCAGCTCAATGACAGGCCGGTGTATGCAGCGGCTTCGGCATAAGTCATGAGCTTCGCCAGCTCACGCACCTCTTCAATGCGCATCTGGCGTCTTTCAGTGCGGGCATTCAGCGGAGCGGCTTGCGCTCGTGCCGGCTCAAGATCACGGTGCGCGCGACGCGGCACATAGCCTTTGGTCGGCAGGCTTTGCACCTGGCCGCCGTCGAGAAAGAAGCTGTCGATGCTCGCATTGAGCTGGGCTAGCACGGCACTGCGCTGGTCTTGATTTGGGCTGTCGATCATTGAAGTCCGCCTCCCTTGCTCGCCGCACCTGCCTCCATCGCGTTAACAAAGCGCATGACGGCCCGATAGGTGAAGGCGTAGCCCTGAACGGCGCCAGTGGAGATCTCCACCACATCCCATTTTCCGTCCTTGCCCGATGCCTGGTACCGCGGTGCGGGCTGGTTGACCTTGGCGTGCGCCTCGGCCCTCACTGACTTACTGCGCTCGAGCAAGGCCGCGAGCACGGCAAGCTTCTGCTCGAAAGCAGGGTGCATTGCTGTCTGCATGGGGTGATCCTCGGTAGGGTCAGGCGTGGTACTCGAAGGCCTCGGCCTTGCGAACGATTCGAACTTGGGCGGTGCGGCGCTCCGGCGCGCGACGGTCGCGGCGCATGGGGTCGCTCTCGTCGATCACCGCGTGCATGGTGATGAGCGCGGCCAGGGCGATGCAGATCGGGCTGATGATCTGTTGGCGCATGGCCTTGGTGACTGCTTCGATGCGGCGGCCGGCCTCCAGCTTGAACAGCGCGGCCTCGATTCGGTTGGCCACGGTGCCTGGGCTGACCGCCATCTGGCGGGCGATTTCTTTGGTGGTGAGGCCTTGGGCCACCCACAGCAATGCTTCGAGCTCACGGGGAGCCAGCGCCTTGCCGAGCTGGCCAATCCATGACCCGCAAGTGATCGTTTCCATGAAGTGTCCTCGGTGGGCTGCATTGGTCGTGACGCTCGCTGCCGTGTACCTCCCGGACCAGGGGAGGGCGAACGTCACGACCGATGCAGCCTGATGATGGGGAACCAGGTGGATCGGGCAGTTATCGTCAGGCTGACGTGCTACTGGTTGTCTAGTGGCCGGCGGCCAGCTCACCACTGCCCAGGTGACGGGCTTTGCGCTAGGCTGAGCGCTCTCACACAACACAGCCAGCAAAGGAGGGCGCAACCTTGGCAGTTTCCGTGGTTGCAAAATTCGTCGCAGACGAGTGGTTCAAAATCATGGCGATTCTTTGTTTCGTGATTTTCGTGGTGTCACTGACAGTAGAGCTGAGGGTCGACAACGTTCTAGTAGGCTTTTTCTCTCTGTCTGGATTGCTGTGGGGTATCGGTGAAATGGCATGTCGGCCATACCGAGAAATCTTGGTAGAGGACTTCGCCGGCCCGGGGTGGGGGAAGCTGTCGGGCAGACCGCGACGCCTCAATGCCCCAGGTTTGATCCTGTTCGTCCTATCAGTCGCAGTTGCTGCACTCGGATGTTTGCGAGGTTGGCCGATGGTATCGGCAATGATCTCGGCTGTTTGATTGGTGATTTCCTGTCTGGCCCTGTCGCCAAGGCCAGCCAGTGAAATCTGTTCTCTCCACCACTCACCGCTACCGAGTCGTCTCTCACCGGCGCCGCACATTTCATGTTCGATGCATTGCCAGTTTGTGTGAGTGGTTTCGCGTGCTTGCATGTGGAAGCACGGCAGCTATCCAGAGGCTGCGTGGTCGACGACTTAGCTTGTCCCGACCCAGGTAATGGCCTGGGTGCGTCGAGGTGGTCACGTCTGGTTGTATAAAGAGCGGTGGCCGGTGAGAGCCTCGGCAGTCCCTGGTGAGTGACTGCGTGTTGGTGTAAATATCACGCATCGTGTTTTCTAAGTCAACACAATGTGTGATTTATTTTGCCTGATGGTGTGTTGAGGATTTTCCCTGCGAGGCGAGTTCACGTTTCACGAGGCGTGATGTATGCTCATTGCAATAGCTGGATGGATATACAGTAAAGGAGATGGCTTATGTCCAAGCAGAAGAAGACGGCACCACAAGGACGCCAAGAGATGACCGGGGTAGAGCGGCTCGGGCTGCGGGTTTCGTCGATGATCAATCACCCCATTGCACAGTCTCAGCGCTGGGTGACGATCCATCGCCTGGACACGGATGGAGACATGGAGTGGGAGGAGGTGATGGGGCTGCTGTCCGAAACGCAGGAATTGGACCTGACGTTCAACGACGACGAAAGCGTGACGGTGAGGTGGGAGGCGCCGAGCGCCGAGGATCGTGACGACCTGGTCGTGGAGAGTGATTGGGAGGAGGAAAAGCTGGAGGAGGAGGCGCCTTTCTGACGGGTAAGAAAAAGCCCGCACTAGCGGGCCTTTTAGGATCAGCGAAGATGCTTCAGTGCTTCGTTCGTAGCAGCTTGCCCTGCTCGCAGCTCTTGGAGAAGATCGCTCATTTTTTCCATGTCAACTTTGGTCTGTTGACGGTCAGCTTCACGGTCTTCTTTAGCTTGCCTTTGCATTGATCGAATCTCATCAATCAAGGCTTTGGTTTGCTTGGTGTTTTCGGTTAGCGCAGCAGTTGTGCTTTCCAGTGGGCCAACAGCATCATCAAGCCTAGTGTAGCTCGACCATGTGTAGGCAAAAGATGCGCCAACCACGGCGAGCACCGCTGCTCCCATCCCGAGGAGAGGGAGGGTTACCGTAACGAATAGGTCTTTGCGGAACGCGGCCATGAGACTTAATGCTTCCTCGCTTTGAGCATCAGTATACACCCCAATTTTGATGCGAATCGCTTCATCCGAAATGGGGGCATTCACAGACGTATCAAAATTTTCTGTCACAAAAAAGGCGCCGCAGCGTGTGGCAACCTGTCGTACCAGTTGCGGAGCCTCTTCCAGTACCTCATAAACGGAGCGCGAAGTCATCGCTACGTTCATTTTTTGCGCTTATCCATCAGATTTCGCAGGAAGTGGGCGTTAAAAAGCGCTGCATGCCCGCATGTCATGCACGTGGCCACGTAGAACCACACCCCGATTTTCTGCATGTTAGGCACCGAGGCTGCGACTACGCCGCAGAGATTGTCGTCACTTGGCGCTGGCACTATCGAGTACTCCCCCTGATGACAAAAGCTGCACTTGCTGTCGGGGGCGATTTCATTGAGCAGCTCCGAGAGCTCAAATCCATCCGTGGTCAGTACCCGGTGCCTCTCGCTGCCAGGCTCTGCGTCTTGTGGCAGGCTGCCAACATCTTCGTCGTTGTCGCTCAAAACAAAGTCCTTGATTCCGAGGGGAGGCAAACGCAGGCGCGATGATGCCATAGTGATGCCTCAGGCGCATCATGTAAGATAAAGACAGGGCGCAGCAATACTTAGACTAAATGGGCATTCCACACCAATAACACCCGCGCCTGGATGTAAGTCTCGTCAACCCGGATGTCTTCAGGCGGATGATTGGTGTTGTCCGAGATCATCTTGAAATGCTCTCGACCCTTCTTCTGCAGGCGCTTGATGTACTGATGACCCTGGTGGGAGAAGTAGTAGATCCCGTCGCCAACGAATTCACGGATGCTGATGTCAACGACCAACGGGTCGCGGCTCTTGATGGTCGGTGCCATGGACTGACCGACACCTGTTATGAGCTTCAGATGGAAATGCTCTTTGAACTCGACCCCCATCTCTCGCAGGTGAGTAGGGCTGACCCGGATGTCCTGCAGCATTTCAGGGAAGTCGTGCGCTACTTCACCATCGCCCATTGCTCCGCGCACGTCGTAGTGAGCAATCCACACCTCATCGCCCACGAGGCCTGGCCGAACGAAGCCAGCCGCGACGACACTGCTGGCGCTCGGCTCCTCAGCCGCAGCAAGGAGGCGCTGACGGGCCTCTTCCGGAATGCCTTTGCCGCTCTTTGCGAGCATCTGCCTGACAAGATCAGTCGTACTCCGGACTGGCGCCGAAACCTCGGTCACTGCCGCAGAGCTCAGGAGTAGCTCGGATTGGTCGACTCCAAGGGCCGCTGCCATAGCGGCAATATCCGCCAGCGTTGGCTCTCGCGTACCGGCTTCATAGTTTCCGACGCGTGACTGCGATTTCCAGCCGCAAGCATCTGCCAGCTGGGCCTGGGACATTCCCGTCGCTTTTCTCAAGCGCTTAATGCGCTGGCTCAGTGATTCATTCATGCGCGGGATTTCATCACGAAATGAAATACACGGCTTTCACTTATTGTGATTGATATTAACACGATGCGTGTTTATCCTGAGTGCTAGTCATTGAGGAACCCCGAATGAACAACGTTCGCAAGATCCGGGTAGCTGCGGGGATTAGCCAAGCCCGTCTATGCCGGGAGCTCCGCTGGAACCAGTCGCGCCTGGCCAACTACGAGGCCGGGCGCCGGTGTGTCGGCCTGGATGCGGCCCGGAGGATTGTCGCTGCGCTGAACGGGCTAGGCGCCGAGTGCAGCCTTGACGATGTCTTCCCGCCAACGGCTCGCGACCCAGAAGCAGCCTGACATTTGAATCATTACTGATCTGGCACTGAGCCAGTAGATGGCCGAAACACCTGCTGATCCATCCAGTACCTGAATCGCAGGCATAAAAAAACCGGGTGGCAGCCCGGCTTCTTCAACAGCAGTTAATCGAGGTCGATTATGCACCGCATGGCCGATGCAGGCAATACCACGCATTCCACGTCACTTTTTGGCATTTCGCCAAATCTGACGCGTCAGGCTGTCAGTCATGGAGGGCGTTCGTAATGGCACGTATCCGCACCATAAAGCCTGAGTTCTGGACCAGTGAGCAGGTCATGGAGTGCTCGGCGATGGCTCGACTCCTGTTCATCGGGATCTGGAACTTCTGCGACGACGCAGGCAACCATCCGATGTCCCCCAAGACTATCAAGGCGCTCGTTTTCCCGGGAGACGACATCACTGCGTTAGCGGTGGAAGGGCTGCTCGCTGAGCTGGTATCGAACCGACTAATCACCATCTACGAGGCGGCATCGAAGCAGTACCTGCACGTCAACGGATGGCACCACCAGAAGATCGATAGACCCACTGTAAAGCACCCTGAATTCGTTGAACCTTCGCCGAGTGCTCGCCGAGAAGTCGGTGAAGGCTCGTCTAGCGGTGATCGAGGCCTCACCCCCGGAAGGGAAGGGAAGGGAAGTAATACACACTCTCCGCGTGAGCCGTTCGCGATGTTCCTGGATTGGATCCCTGACCAGGCTCAGCTTGAGGCTTACGCCAAGCGCTCAGGGGTAGCCATCGAGGAATTCTCGGAAAAGGCCATTTCGGGCTTTGTCGTCCATCACGACGCGAAGGGGCTGGCCAAAACCGAGAGCCAGTGGATCGCCGACTTGGTCGGCTGGAGAAAGCGCGACCTTGCGAATGCGGCGAAGGTCGTCCCTCTGAGGGCGGGACCTGGCGGCCTGCAGCTCGACGACAGTGACACGTCGTGGATTGAGCAGGGAAGCGCCCAATGAACCCAGTCGCAGTTGTGACTCATGGCCTGTGGGCCAAGGTTCAGTCCGGCCAGCACGTCTCTGCTGGATACGAGCTGCCAGATGACGTGAAGGCAGAACTCAACCAGAAGACAGCGAAGGTGATCAACGATCTGTTCCGTGATCTGCGATCGATCTGCACCGCCTGGAAGCAGGCTTGGCCAGACCAGGCCACATACGACGCGTCCAAGCAGCAATGGCTGACCGCTTTTCTTGAGGCCGGCATCTGCAATCCCGAGCAGTTGCAGTTTGGGCTGATGCGCTGCCGCCAGTCGGGTGCAGCGTTTATTCCGCCGCCCGGCGAGTTCATTCAGTGGTGTCAGCCGTCTCCAGAAATGCTCGGCCTTCCAGCCTTGGCGGCCGCTTTCCGCGAAGCGACTCGCAATGCACATCCTGCGACGGCTGGCAGGGGGAAGTGGAGTCATGACGCGGTCTGGCACGCGGCCAAGGAGTGCGGCTTTGAGAACCTCAACAAGCTGCCATCCGATGTCAACTCGAAGCTGTTCGAGCGCAACTACGCCATCGCGGTTCGTCGGCTTATGGCTGGTGAGCCGTTGCAGAAGATGCCCCTGGCACTTCCCGCCGAGGTTGCCGCCCGCCGTACCCCGCAAGTCGGAAATTCTGCCCTGGCAGCCATGCGTGCCCGTTTGGCGGGGCGCTGATCAATCAACCTGCAAGGAGGCGTCCCGTG